ACCCATCTGGGCCATGACTTTAGGATCGAACGTAGCGTTAGGATACAACTCAGATAGCTGGTCATACTTAACTTTCTTACGCTCACGATAAACGTGGTCGATCTTATCGTCAGGCCCAGTGTCCAGTACGACATGAGGTAAGGGTATCGCACTGAAATTAATAGGATTAATTGCATCGCCCTCTTCGACACAGAGAATACCCGTGCCAACAGCCAAGTCCATGAACGATTCATGCACCTCTTGGCTGAAGTTAGAGTTCTGCAACACCTCAAAGACGTAATCAGTTACATCGTCAAGCTGGTTATCAATCTCTTCGCGCTGATCTTTTGGAACTTCGCTGCCAGACATAAGGTCAGCCCATCGAGCAAAGTTAGGAACAATGCCAGACTGCAATCGACTGGCAAACTCTTGGACACCCACAACTGCGGTCTCGTCAAAAATCTTGTCGTCACGGCGTTCACCGGGGGTTTCAGAATAAAACGACTCGCGTTGCGGAAGAGCGTATTCATAGCATTCTTCAAACAACGGAACCCATTGCTCTCGCAAAGCCTTAGCCTTTTGATAACGCTGGATATATTGTTTAGCTAGTTTGTCCATTACTAATTAAACCTACCAATAAAGCCTGCTCCACTTCCGCCGCTGCGGAATAGAGACCTACGCCCACGGCCACCACCGCCACCTCGGCCTTCACCAGTACGTCGAGCCTCAAGGGCTTCGCTAATATCTTCGCGCTTTACTTTAGCCGCTTGTTCCGCTGCTTCACGCTTTGCTGCATCAGCCTCAAGGGACTGATCTACAGATGTTTGTTTTTCTTCTTGACTAGGCCCACCGCCACCAAAACACATAGTAAATCTCCTTTGCTTTACCCTTCGTAAGCACGAAACTTACAAAAACTCAACGCACAAACTACATTCGCGCCCATAATCCCTGCCGTTTTCGTCTGGCTGGGCCTTTATTAAAGACATCAAAGTCACGTTTAGCCACTGTGGGAGTGGCTGGCTTCTGACTATTCATAAGAGCGCGGCCCTCGCCTGCACCCAGAAACAAGTATTGTGCTGCATCGTGGACGTGGGAAAACATATTCTTGTCAGGTTTATCTGCAAACCGTTCACCAGAAACCTCCATGCGCTTGTAGGCATATCCACCTTCAAACCCTTTAATTAGCTGCTGACAGCGCCGATCTATTAACATCGCTGGCTTACCTTCCACCATCTTGGTCAACTGGGAGGAGACAGCCTCAAGTCGAAGGTCAACAGAGTTGGAGGGCGCTGGGAACGCCCTCAAGCCAGCTCCGCGCATGATGTGAAAGGGAGTTGACTCATCAGTTTGCGCGCGGAAATCACCCGATGGATCGCCAAATATAATGACTTCACCAGCGGCAGCGAACCTAGTCGCCAATTCTTGTCGTAAAACCTCAGAGAATCTAACGATCCCCATGTCGATAGCTACGATCTCAGACTGAACAAACCATCTTCCGCGCACCTTCTGCCCTATAACAGCGGCAGGAGTTAGCCCAAAGTCCACGCCTACATACAGAGGCACGTTGGCCGCTATAGGTATTTCTTCCTTAGCGACATGAACTTCTGCTGCAAACATTGGATACACAGGCTTTCCTTCTTGGATATGACCCAGTCTATTCATAACATACACATCAATCCAAGACTTAGTTTTACCCTGCACCAAATTAGGGTAATAGCTCTTCATCATGTTCTTTTGGTTTTCAGCGTCTTTGCTGAAAACGTAATCTTCTATCTCGCCCTCTTCCGATTTCTTTTCGACCATGCCAGGGGGCTGCGTAAAGAAATTCCAGTTATCTGGTTTGACCAGCATCTTAGCTTGCTCACGCGGTATATGATCTGGGATTGGTACTTCTCCAGACATAATCGGCCACCAGTGATCTTCTTCAGGAGCGTTGGTATCGGCAATGACGCCAGTCCAAGAAGGACCGCCATCACGCATAGAAGGATAACGACCCACACGCATAGTACAGGCATCAATAATGCTCTTAGGTATTTCACGCGCTTCGTTAATCCAGATACCAGTAAGCTCCAGAGATAGGAGTTTCTTGACATCTTCGGGGCGATCCAATGCAAGGAAGATAACCTCAAGTTCAATGTCACCTTTTTTTATGTTGTGTGTATATGGGACTGACCAAGTAAACTTTCCCCAATCAGCTTCAGGAAACCAGTCTAACCAAGTCTTGATTGTCGTTGTTCTAAGCTGTGGGTTGGTGTTCCGTATGATCGCCCAGCGGCTTTTCCGAGTACCATCAGGCGCTTTCTTCTGTTCCAGAGCGCGGCGGAATACTTCTACACAGCAAGCAACAGATTTTCCAGAACCTACGGGACCGCGTATGCCGCGAAAGAAAGTGTTGTCTTTCATAAAGCCCTTGAGGACTTCACCATCAGGCTTATATTTAAAGTTAATCATTTGACTTCAATAGGCTTTTTTTACTTGCTCCGCCAGCCTTGCTTCTTTTCTTTGCGGATTTAACTGCTTCATCTATAGAATCAAATCTAGGAAACTTTTTACCAGTCCTCTGTTCATAAGATGCAGCTTCATTCCATGCCTTATCCCCTGAAAGAAAACTTGGTTTTCCGGTTTCAGAGTCAAACCATATTTGAGGAATATTCCAAGCCTTGCCTTCTGGAGATGTTTCACTAGCTAAATATTCCGTAGCGCCACTCCCATTTGGAAGTTTAATAGGCTTGTGTTTTTTAGAATCAAATGGAATTAAATCTCCCATTATCTTAATCCTTTATCTACGCCAAACTTAATCATACGCTGCACGACCTCTGGACCTATGCTTTCAATTAGCTTGTCGCACTCTTGGTCTGTGACAAACGACTTGCCGTGTTTGGCCTCAACGTAAGCAAACTCAGTCTTACGAACAATACCACGGAGCATCTGTAACTCCATTGGTTTTAATGTACTGATAAAGCTCACTTCTTTTTAGCCTTTGCTTTCTTAGCTGCAATTATTGCGGCCTTCATTCCAGCTTTAGTGTACGGGTACTTCTTTCCAGCTACATTAGGCATTGCGATACTTCCTCACTTTGTTGGCAATTGCTTTCGGTTGAGCCACATACTGCTTACCTTGAGCCTTGCCCTTGCGTTTAGCAGCGGTTGTCGCTGCATACTCCGAGCTACTTAGTGCTTTGATGGCTTTGGTTGGCAGATATCGCTCTCCAGTTTCGCTAGACTTCTTTCCAGACTTAGTGCGCCACTTCTGCTTTCCCCAATTCATTAAGGATTTCTGCGGAGCCTTCATCGGTACCCACCGCCTGCTGCCTTATAGCGTTTAGCTAATAGCTGCGCCTTACGAGCAGACCACTTGCCTGCCGCTGTTCCCTGAACATTTGCTGCCTTTATGCGGTTGAACAATGTCTTCCGCATCTTAGGCTTTGTGTAGTTACCTGCTTCATTTACTGCCATTGCTCATATCTACCTTCCGGCTCCGCCTTTTGGCTTTTTGCCTGTAGCGGTTGTCATATAGGTTTCAGCCCTCTTCGATGGGTCACTTGAGCGAAAAAGACTTTTATTTTCAGTACCTAACTTCTTGTCTAAAGCCGCTCCCATTGCTGCGGATGCTTTAGCAAGTGTTATTGTACCGTTTGCAAGCTGACCCATAATCTTGCGGATTGGCTTTGGAATTGATGACTCAGACATTTTTACTAACCTTCTTCTTTGCTGCTGGCTTCTTCTTCACTGGTTTTACTTCTGCATCTGCAATGAAAAGCAGACGTTTAGTACCCGGCTTTCGCGTTGCGCCTGTATATGTGGTTCCAGCAAGGGTGTGAGTGGGACCATCGTAAGGTGTATTGTCGTTTGCATATACCCAAGCCATGCTTCATCCTATCCGTAAGGGTTTAATAAACTGCGCCGAATGCTGCCAGCGCGCTGTTCCGGTGTCTCGACATCCCTCATCTCAGGAGCTTTTCGATCAACCTTCTTCTGAGAAAGAGACGGGAGCGCCCCGTAGTCTACCTTCTGCTCTTCATACATCTTTGATACGCTTTTGCCGCCGCCGCCACCAAAACACATAGTCTATCCTCTCGGGTCAAATCTGCGGCCAAGATAGCTAACCGCTTTGTAAGTTGGGCTGGTATCCAGAACACGCTGAAGCAAGCTAGGGTTTATGCGCTTGCCTGTAGAAGCTGTGTAAGCATTACCAGTTCGAGCTTTAGGTCGAGTAACTGAGCTATCGCCAGACTTCTTCTTGGCGCTTGCCATCATTTCTTCGTGAGCAGTATTGTTGCCGCCAGTATTGACACTCATGCTCCTGCCATCGCTCTTGCTGCTACCGCCACCGAAACACATTACTTGTTCCCCTCTTTAATCATATCAGCTTCCATTTTCTCAACGCGCTTTAGCAATGAATAGTGCTTGCTGGAGTAAACGTCATTCTTCTCAGGTATGCGCTTCAGGTTAAACGCCTTAATAATAGCGCGCTTAATAACCTTAAGAGGCTTATTGTTCTTTGCTTTATCCATGTCATCGAGCTGCTTGCTTAACCGCTCATACACAGCTTGCTTGGTAATCGGTTTCTTTAGTGTGTTGTTACCCACGGGCTTTATTCCTTTTGGTAATTGCTGCTGCCTTTTTCCGTGCGTCAGCTTTGGAAGACGCGCCCCATGCTTTTAAGCTAAGAAGAAGACGGGTGGGTTCACCCTTGGCGTTCCGCTCAGGGCCGCTATTGCCAGCCATCCTTGCAAGAAAAGAAGCGCGGCGAGGATTGTCTCCGCTCTTCACAGGAGCCTTGAGATTGGAACCTTCCTTGCGCTTGAAGTAAGCGCGACCAGCAGCATTCAAGCCACCGCTAGGATTCTGATGCTTCTTCGCTACCATAACCTGTACTCTGTAATGCAGCCTTGACCTTCGTCATGTCCTGTCGAGGAGAAGGTGTCGGCTCTGGTTTCTTTTTAAATCTGCTCATGACCGGACCTTAGCTAAAGAAAAAATAATTATCAACCGCACAGAATCTACTAGCTTCCAGCAGCAGGGAGTATCTTGGCGAGCCTTGGGAGGGAAAAATGAGAGCGGGGGACCATGTCACACTAGCTAAGCCCTAGTTTTTCCCCACCCCCCTGTATCTAGCCAGTCCTACGCCCTGCAAAACTCAGAGAAAGCATCACCCTAGCAGGGAGTATCCCTACTCGCCTAGCCAAGATCAATACTGACTCGTATGTCACCAGCTACCTGTACCTGCGATCTATCTATAGGCTTATAGCCTGCTCGGTCTAGTAAATCCTTGCTAGCTTCTAGCTGAACGTACTCTGATTTAGCTCCCATAGCTAGTCGTCTCACCGTTCCAGCAGCCAAGGTAGCACTCAGCCCGAACTCCTCATTCATCCTCTGCATTAGATACTGCTGCACATGTGGTAGCTTCATAGTCTTGGTAGCTGTTACTCTTCCGGATTCACCAGCACTGTATCCAGCGGCCTCTGCTGCCTTAGCTATAGTACACCCTCTTGCTACAATGGTGTCAACTAATGCTGTCTGTTTCTTAGTCAGCTGTCTTGTATTCGGAACCTTATTCATCTGTCCATACCATCACTTAATCCCATTGCTTGCCCCCCTCTCCCTCTCTCCCCCCAAACAAGCACTATTCTGAACTGCCTTGTCAATATGTGACGTAGCGTCACTAACGTAAATAGGTATCATACTACCCCCTTTAGCTATTGACGCGCTAAACGTACTACACCCCACATCCAGTAAGTATCGCCCATTTAGATAGGCATTGCCGCCGTTCTCCTTGTCAATTCAGCCAACCTCTTGTCTTGCCCTGCGTGACAGGCTCCACAAAACATTCGCAACTACTTTCCATTCTTAGCATTGGCCATTGTGTGTGTGGCTAGCGTTTTGCTTAGTCCAGCCTGCGTCTGGTGAGGAAAGCAGTTGCGAACGTCAAGCCCCAGCAAGCTGGGATTTGTGGGCATGTCTCTGGGTCTGCATCAAGAGGGTTGGCCTCTTGACTAACAGGAGAACTAGGAAATGACTAACGTATCTAAATTGGCTCAACTTAAACTAGATGTTATTAACTATCACGCTACAGACAAGCCGTCAGCTGACGGTCCAGTAGTCAACGACCGATTCCTTATCGGACTAGGACGCGATGCCTGCTACACATCTCACAACAGCCTCACCTTCAAGAAGAAACAGATCGCTGATTCACTTGCTGAATACGACTTGGCTGTCGAAGAGAAGAATATATACTCAATGGAACGCACAGAGCGCTGGATCAATACACTGTATCCAGAACTCGAAGAGCTTGAAGCTCGTCATAATGCAGACCTTGAGGTTTACTTGCAACTCACAGGCGGTGAGGTCTGGACACCTAACAAGC